CACCGGGTTTAAATTGTGCGCCTATGCATCCATTCTGCAGATGCAGTACGGCACCGTATGTTGACAGAGAAGTGTTTGAGAAATCGCTTAAAGAAAGAGGGTTATAACCATGCCAAAACTAAACAAAGTATCAATTAGCAACGGTTTATTCATTGATGGTACACGGGTTAACGGTTTAACGGATATTAATATCGAATCAAGCGTCGGTGATGTATCAGCAGTCACTATGAAATTCTATGGAATCATTGACGGACTAGACAATATTCAGGAAACATATCAATTTGAAGCGCCTAAAAAACCATATAAACCTAATAGAAAATATAGAAGTCGCTAGCCCATTCGCTAACGGCTTTTTATTATGCCTTCTTACTGCTTACAGGCACTAAAGAGAAAGCTGTTCCGACTGACTGGCGTAACTAGTTAAATTATCGGGTAACGGCGTAACCGTGGAGGAATAATCATGAAAAAACGTTTATTAATGCCTATGCAACTTCAATTCTTTTCTGAAAATCCAGTTGGTGGCAATGATACACCGCCGGCGGAACAAACTACACCACCAGAGGATAAGCCGAAGGGAGAAGAAACTGGCAAAACATTTTCTCGTGACGAATTAGCGAAAATTGTTGCTGCTGAAACTAAAAAGGCTCGTGCTAGTTGGGAACAAGAAGCAGAAGCGAAAAAAGAAGAAGCTAAGAAGCTCGCAAAAATGAATGCGGAAGAAAAACTGCAACATGAATTGGAGCAAAAAGAAGCTGAAATCGCTGAACTGAAACGTGGACAGACTTTAAACGAAATGAAGTCAGAAGCTTCTAAAATGCTCTCAGGCGCAGGATTGCCACAAGATGATGAATTACTCGGATTGATTGTTTCAGAAGATGCAGAAGCTACTAAAAAGGCTGTTGCAGTTATTACTAACTTTGCATCTCAGATCAAAAAAGAAAATGCTCGTCAATCTACACCAGGTGAAGGCGGACAGTTTTCTGCTGATAAGAACACTAAACAAACTGTGGCTGAATTGGCTGCTAAAAACAGAATCATTAAATAGGAGGAAATACTAAATGAAAAACAAACGATTAATGAATATGAATTTGCAATACTTTGCTCAGACTTGGAATCCAGATAATGTGACAGTTTATGAAACAAAAGAAGGCAAGATCCCTGATAAGTACAACACGCTTATTGTCAATGAAGTCATGGAAAACTCTAAGATCATGCAGCTGGCCAAGTACGAAGAAATGACGGACAAAGAAAAGAAATTCGAATACTTTGCTGAAGGTCCTGGCGCTTACTGGGTTGGTGAAGGTGAAAAGATCAAAACATCTAAACCTAAATGGCTACAAGCAACTATGGTTGCTAAAAAACTTGGTGTTATTATTCCAGTTTCTCGGGAATACTTGCACTACAAAATGTCAGACTTTTTCACTGTTATGCAACCTAAGATTGCAGAAGCTTTCTACAAAAAGTTTGATGCTGCTGCATTGTTGAATACAGACAATCCGTTTCCACAATCTTTAGAAGAATCTGTTGTTGCGGCTGGCAATGTGATCAACGGACCTCTTACTTACGAAAATATTTTAGCGTTAGAAGATGTGCTTGGCGAAAACGAATTCGAGCCGAACGCATTTATCTCTAACCGGAAAAATCGTACAGAACTTCGCTCTGCAGCTCAAACGGTTGGCACGAATGTTGAATTCATTTACGATCGTGCGGCTAATACTATTGATGGCTTGCCAGTAGTCGATTTGAAAGCTTTGGCAAAAGGCGAACTCTATGCAGGTGACTTTAACTACATGTTCTACGGAATCCCATACAACATCTCGTTCAAAATCTCTGAAGACGCTCAACTCTCAACTCTTACAAACGAAGACGGTACGCCAGTTAACTTGTTCGAGCAAGAATTAGTTGCTTTGCGTGCGACAATGGATGTTGGTTTCATGATCGTTAAAGATGAAGCATTCGGGAAAATTCAACCGGCGGGGGAGTAACAATCCCCGCTACAGGCGTTACAGTATCGCCTAAAACTTCAAGTGCAGTTGCGGGGACTGCCGGTAATAGACAATTAACAGCCACTGTTGCGCCACAAAACGCAACAAATAAAACAGTGACATATTCAATTGCGCCAGCAACAACTGGTTTGGCGGTTTCTTCTAGCGGTAATATTACCTGGACTGAAACTGTGCCTGCTGGTGAATACACGACAACAATCAAAACGGAAGATGGTTCACATACGGATACTCACGTTTTGACTCTGACTGAACCGTAGGAAGGATAGATACGAATGGCAATTAAAGATGACGTTAAGAAGCTTCTAAGCGGTTCTACAGATGATAAGCTAGAAGTTATCGAGAAACGAACTAGAGAGCGCTTAGCGTCATTGCTAGGCGTTTCTGTTATACCAGATTCATTAGAGTACATTGTTTTCGATGTAACCAACAAACGTTTCAACCGAGTTGGACAGGAAGGGATGTCCTCATATTCTCAAGAAGGACTATCTATGGCATTCCCTGATTCGGATTTTTCCGAATATGGATCGGAGATTGATTCCTTTAAACGAAAAGACGATGAAGACTTATACAAGCCCAAGCAAGGGGGTTTTTACTTCGTATGAGATTTTTGGATGAAGTTACTTTCGAGAAAGATGGATTAGGTAGCCATTACGATCCAGACTTGGGTGAGTGGGTAGAATCGGCACCTATTCGGACGACAGCGAACGTTAACGTAACGGATGTTGGAACAGATAGGAGTATGGCTATTTTTGGAGATATACGACAAGGGGCAAAGGTTATCAGAACCATGCCTCTTTTTGTTGTTCCAGAGTATGATCGCATTTTGTACGAAGGAAAAACGTATAAAGATGTCACCACGAGAACTCCGGCATTAAGAA